AGCAGTTCCATCTAAAATAGCTTGCGTAATTCCTAACTGGCTATAAAGCATACTCGTTAGCGACTCAATCTGTTTTAGAAGATTGTTTTCGACCGGGCGATTAAGCTGAGTAATTTTCTCAGTACCATCGGTATAGGCTACACCATATTTTGAACCTTTCAATTGGTTCTCTATATCTTTACGTCTTTCTTCGGCCTGTTCTTTTCTTCTTTCAGTTTTAATTACATAAGGTAATTGTATAATTAAATCTAATTTTCCAGATCCAGACTGTTCGTCTATCATATCTAAGATATTTAGTTTCTTTATAAGACGTTGTAATACAGAGTTAGGTTCATTCATAATAGTATAAAATGGGTTTTCAACTAAACCAACAACATATTTAGGAAGAGTAATATCTTCTTCTAAACCAGTTTGATCATTGTAAACCCTAACAGTTACTTCATCAGGATACCATGCTATTATTTTACCAACTCTTAATGATAATATATCATAAGATGTGGTATTTGTAGGAAGACCTCTAGTATCAACTGGTACTATAGCTACACATCCTTCATCAAACATTGACATAACAACATCTTGAAAGAATGCTCTAGCAGATTGATCTTTATTGGATCTTAATTTCAAACATGTGTCTAAATCACTATCTATATATTCATGAAATCTATCATTATCATCTAATCGACAATGTCTAATAGTTATACTAGCAACATCTATCGCTAATCTATTATAGATTGCTGTGATTATAGATCTTTCATTAGCAACAGAAATTCTAATTCTGTCAGGTCTTCTATAATATCCACCATATCCGTTATTGGAAGTAGGAGTTTTATTTTGGAATGCATTCCAGGCATTTTTTATTCTGGAACCAATTTTCAATTCCATAGTCTTTACTCCTTTCTAATCGAATGCTTCGATATTTACTTTATATGCAATATATGCATCCATCATAGCAGCAACCGTATCTATTTTCTGATCATAACGTTTTTTATATAATTTTCTGTTACCGTTAGTATCTTCTAATGTAATACAGTTACCCATAGTATATGTAACTATTTCTTCATCAAAGTATAAGACTCTATCTTCAGCAAGTTTCTTTAACTCACCTAATGGGACAGATTCTGTCTTAGCTCCTTGAATAACTTTTTCAATGCCAAATGGGCCGTTTTCTTTTTCCCATCTTTCTACGAACTCTTTAGCATTATAAGGATCATAACCAAATGCTCTGACATCATATTCACATGAATCTATATATTCCATAAGATTGTCATACACATCCATCATATTTAATACGGTACCAGGCATAACTATCAAACTACCTTCATTTATAAATTCCTCATATTTAGTACGCATAGCTAAAGGTAATTTCATAACAGTATGTTCAGTTATATAATTTTTTGCTTTTATACCAAATGCTCTACTTCTAGACAAAGGAAATAGAAACGTAAAAGCACAGAAGTCATCTCCTTGCGATAAATCGGCTCCTAACGCACATGGTAATTGCCAATATGACCTATGTTCATGTTTTAATGTTTCTTCATAAGTAAAGAAATATGTATAACCTTCCATAGGTATACCAAAACGTTTAGCTAATATATCATTTCTAGCTGCAGGCGCTTTTTCAGCTCTTTCTACATCTAATTGATATGTTTCATAACTAACAGTTTTTCCAATGTTAGGATTTGCTTTAATCCATTTATCAGGTTGACTAACTTCATCTATATTATCCAATTTGTACCACCATATTGATACATGTGGATTAACATATTCACCTTTTAATATATCCATTAATTCCATTTTGATGGTATCTCCAGGTCCATTACGAACTGTACCTTCGGAACTAATAGCTATTATTAAATAATCATCATTTTTAGATGCACCTTGTTCTAATGCTCCAATAACATCTTCTCTAACAACACCAGATAACCACTCATCTATTGTATTAATCCTACTATTCAATCCTTGAAGTTTATCAATAGTCATTGGTCTTATTTCACAAATAGAACCTGTCAAAAAGTTTTCAATACCCTTTTTGGTAGATGCTAGCTTCACTCTATTTGCTTTTGGACCTGTAGTATTGTTTATCGAACCTTCTGTTAAAAATTTAAATAAAGGTCCTTTCGATCTAGTGATAGCAGTTCTCATAGGAGATAATGCTTCTTCAGATTGTTTCATAGTCGGACTAGTATGCACTTGATGCGTTGTTGAGGTATCTACATTTAAAAAATAATTTTGCATATAAGATACATACTGAGATTTAGCAGCTCCTCTGGCAACAATTAAATATTGCTTATTAGTAAGACGCTTTTTTATTCTTTTATTTACATAATGCCCACCATGGTTATTTTTTGAAGGAACATATACACTTCGTTCAACAAAATAATACCAACCGAATACTTGTTCAGCCCATAACTTGAATGAATCAAGCATGACTAAATCGCTACCATCGGTTAGTGTTAATTCAGATTCACAAAATTCTATAAATCCTTCTACAGCCATGTCGTCATAATATATACCAGGATTTTCAATCAAACTATCGATACGATTCATCTCTAACGATATTGTCTCACATACTGGTATTTCACCCCTAATTACAGCATCACGAAAAGCTTTATAATACTTAGGGGTTGCTGTATTAGATAACGCCATGTTAATCAGTTCTCCTTTACTACAATGTTCTTGCACCTATTATTTTTCTAGGTGTCACATTTCCATAATCTTTCATAAATGTATCCATGATATCGCTAACTTCTTTTCTCTTTACATCACTCATGTAACTAGATTTTTTAGTAGCTTCTGTTAAATAATTAGTTATAGTCTTTTGTCCTTCTAATTTTCTAATTTCTATTGGCTTATAAGAAGTGTTTAAGGGATTAGAAGATGTAAATTTCTTTATAGTTTTTTGTACTAATTTTTTACCAACTGCTTTCGTAACTTTATTTATTTTACTATTTTTGTTAGATGATGTATAATTTTTCATAGCACTATTAATCATTTTCTCAATATCGCCATTATTTCTTTTTATAGCATCATTAACTATTTTATCAACATCTTTGTTTTTACTGTTGTTTCCATCATTATTATATTTATCATTAAACATTTTATTTTGTAATTGATAATCAAACTTTTCTTTATTATATTTATTTTCAGATATCTCTTTTAATAATTTAGTTAAATTTGATTCATCTTTTGCTATATCATATTCAGTTTTTTCTTTTATATAATTATCATAAACAAATTTACCAACATTTTTCAATCCACTACCTATTGGTGACTTAATAACATCACTTATTTTTTCTATAATATTAGGTTTTCTAGTTAATGAATTATATTCTGCTGTATTTTTTATATAATTATTTCTATTTAAAGTAAGATCACTTCTGGCTTTAAACAAATCAGATTGTGCTCTAAGTTCTTGTAGAGTCATCTCACCTATTGTTTTTTGCTTAGCTTTTAACATTTCTTTCTGTGTTGGTTCTTCTTTTTTAATTTTATTTATAACTAAATTCTTTCCAGTAACACTAGAATATTTCTTAGCAATTTTAGCAGCTTTTTTAACACCTCGTTCATTTAATGAACCATCTTTGTTACGATAAATGCTAAAACCTCTATTTTTCTTACTATTTTTACCAGAACCCCATGGATATCTTCCAGAGCGTCCTCCTTTATCGTGACCAACACCATAATGTATTAAAATTTCTTCTACATCTTTATTCATCTTCGGTCACCTCCTCTATTTGCGTTTCTGCTTCATTATTTAAACGCCATTCTAATTCATGGATAGAATTTTGAATAGATTCTATAACGGAAGAATTTGTTGGTGGATCAAATAACATTTTTACTTTTAAGTATATATATGTTTTTACAGCTTGAAGGTTATCATCTTCTGATATAAAATCAGACCATTGATCATCCTTACCACTTATTGAATACCCATAAACACCCACACCTAATTGATTACAAGACATAATAACTGTATTTATATGCATTATTATATCAGCATCAAATGCATCATAATCTTTAGAAAGACCTAATAATTTTTTAATGGAAACAAGAATACTATTTAAATCATTTTCTTCCATAGTCATGATAGCCCTCCTAATCTTTTAAATTTGGAGATGATATGAATTTTTTCATACAATATCCATCAACGCCATCGATTGATATCTTATAAAACTCGTTAGTAGAATTCTTGACATCAATGTTTACTTTTGATCCTTTTTCTAACACAGTTATTACTGCATCATCCATAGAAGCTCCTTTACGAACATTTAATCGCTCGCAATTATCTACAAAACCTTCACATGTTTCAAGTTCTACTATTGGTTCGTTAGCAGAATCTTCTTGAATAACAGTAACGCCAGGAACATCGTTTAATACTGATAAATCTTCAGTTATTTCATTAACTATAACATTTTCATTATCAGGATTTGCATTCATTACTAAAGAATCCTTATTACTATTGTTAATGATTTCAGCAGCATCTGCTTTTTCTGGTTTTACAGAAAATTTTGTGTAATCTTTATGACTCATTTTAACCTCCTTTCAATGTCGCCATGGACATGTATCATTTTTTATTCTTGTAATAGGTTTTTGATTTATCATCAAAAGTTCCTTATTACCATAATGAATTGCTTGGTGAGTATTATATGAAACACAAACTAAATATTCTGGATCTAGCAAATATTTTGTCTTATAAATTATATCATCTTTAGTTAGCGGATTTAAATGATGAATTATTATTTTACCATGAATCTCGTAAATAAGATTACCAAACTCATCTTTCTCTTGTAGTCCCATATCACAACCCATATCACGAGTTATAACATAATCTCTTATCCTTCGCCATTCTGATGATGTATAAAATTCTTGATTTAAATATCTGTCAAATCCAAATGTTTCCTCACCAACACTCCCTCCTATTCTTAAATAATCATATCGATCCTCAAATGAATTTATTTTAATTAACTCACTATATGTAAGTATTTTATTCTTCATCTTCATCTTCATCCTCTGGTTCGGATTCATCGTAATGTCCACTATATCTTTGCATAGCGGCAACAGCTTTTTCATATAATTCTTCGATATGTTTAGCAGATTGAAGGGCTTCAGTTTTTGCACTAATCAAGTCTTTTTGTTTTTCTAATATTTCTTTCTCCAATTTTTCTTTTGAAGAACCTAATTTTAAATAGTGAGTTATAACTTGAGAAGACGCAGTGCCATCTTTTAATTGTTGCTCTGCCAATTCAGTGGCTAAATATATTAATTGATTTTCTCTAGCTTCTGGTGTAAGGGCAGGACGCATATTATTTTTATCTTCTGTATCCTTACCATCACGTTTTTTGACTTTTGGCATATTTGTCACTCCTTTCATAACACTAATGGCAGTTTTCTAATAGTTTAGATAGCATTTTAGATGACTTATAAATAACTATGTGGGACTTGTGTATTCAATTCTACATTAGAAAGGAGAATAACATAGCGTTTCATCATTTAACGGAGTGTAAATAAACGAATTTTTAATGCCAGACACAGCATTTTTAGCC